CTTAAATAATAAAGACGACTTTCAAAACGACTTATATAAGTTACATGGAGATGTCGTCTTAACTGTAAAAGAACTACCAAAGAAAAAAACTAGCAAACAAAATAACTACTATAGAGGCGTAATAGTAAGGCTGTTAGCACAACATCTAGGTTATTCTGACAATAAGATGCACGAGGTATTAAAGTTTAAGTTTGATGTGCAGTCTACTAGTAAATTATCACAAGATGAGTTTCAGGACTATCTTGATAGAATTATCAGATGGTCGGCTGAGTTCTTAGACTTTCCTCTACCTGATCCTACCAGACTTCAAGAATTTTAAGACTTACATTATAAGTATTGTGAGCTACCTGCTTGAACGATATTGAGTCTTGATCTAATACACATATAGCAAAGCCATCAGGAGTAAAGTCAGTTTTATCTGGTTGAAATATAAACCTTAAACTACCACCTAAAGTTTTCTGCATAAATTGAGTAAAGAAACTTGTGTCTTGTGTAAAGACAAAATCAAGACCATCCTCTGTTGATCCACTATCAAATTGATTGTAAGTATGAGGAAGTATATTTAACTCTCCTAAAATATCATTGTCTAATGTTTCAATATCAGCCATTAAATCTGACGATGCTATGTAAGAAAATTTTAAATCCCATCTTCTCCTACCTGCTCTTCTTTTTTGTATTTTTCTTGGTGTATCTAAATAAGTACCCCATGCCTCAGCATCTCCCCAAGTAGGTGGTTGAGTATAGTTGTAGTTTGTTAAAAGCGCACCACCTTTAGTAAACTGCTTAGTTGATCCACCATATTCTCTTGTAAGAGTTAAGTCTAAGTCAGGTGAGTGAGGCATATCATAATAATATCCTGCAGTTAATGCACCCAATTTTAATTGATTGGTTGAATCAAATCTAAAATTAAAAAAAGTAGATATTGGTATTGCACTAATTTCATCATTAGATGATTTCAAGTCTACAAATGAAAAGCCATTTGCATTAACAGTATTGGCATTCATATTTATTTTAAATTTATTTTCCATGTTTTGCAAAGCAGAATATTCAGCTTCATTACTCTCTGTATATCCTAAAGAAATAGTTCCACCTTGTATTTGTCCTGTATCTACTTCTTTTAAATTGTGATTAAATATTCCATAATAGTCAAAAGCATAGTCAGTCGCCTTAAAATTAGTTACAGTACCAATATTTAATTCTTTAAAAGCTGTTAAGTCTTCTAAATATTCTTCCTTTATTATATTGGTTTTTGTAGGATTTAAGTAAAATAAGTTAGTAATTTGATCTAAATTTTCATTACTTCCAGTTGTTATAAATATATCTCCATCTGATAATATACCTGTCGTCAAAGCATATTGAAAATAATCTACATAAAATCTTGGCGTACCTACATTTTGATATTTACCCATTAATAACCTCCACTACTTCTAGTTGTCTGTCGCGACACATTTCTTGCTACACTTTCTCTCTTAACTGATTTTGCACCTTTTACTAACTTAGGTATATTATTTTTTTGTCTTAATACTTTTTTACCAAATCTATTTCCGCCTATATAACTTTCCCATTCTGAACCTGAATCATATGTGCCTAAAGTCATAGACCAAAAACCTAAATTATTATTTACAGGAATTACATTAATTTTAACTCCTTCACTAGTAGAAGCAATACATTGTGTTATTCTCAAAGAGCCATTATAAGTAAATAATATTTCAGGCAGAACTAATAATTCTAAACTATATATTAACATCTTTCCATCTGCTAATATTACATTAAAGTTGTCAGGAAGTTTGCTTACTACATTTATTTTACCCATAAAGTGTATTTGAAGACCAACAACTTCTGTATTTTCTTCTAAAACTACCTCACCATTTCCATATAACAAATTCATATTTATCCTAATATTATATTAACTAAAGTTACCACATCTAATACATCAATATTACCGTCTTGATTAATATCTGCTTGAAAAAACTCTTCATCTGTAGGTTGCTTTACTCCTAAAGCAAAACTAACTACATTTACTATATCTACAACATCTATATTGCCATCGCCATTTACATCACCTGTTGGCAATACAACATTAGATTCCTCTTGTTGTGTTTCTGGCTCTTCAACCGTTCCTAAACTATTAATATCTAGGTTGTGTAGTTGTATTAGTTTTATATCTACTTTTTCTAAATTCTTATTAGTTTCATATACCATAAAGTATGGATATATTTCTTGTCCATTTCTATCTATTGATGTTTGTGTGTAAGTTTCACCAAATATTTTTGTTCCTTGTATTTCTTTGTCTAAAGCGACGACATCACCAACTTCTAACTTAATATACTTAATAGGTAAAGTAAGGCTAATTAAATTCTTTTGATTCATATTCCAAGTAAGTAACCAATTTTGCAACTGTTCTGCTGTATATCTATCTCTAATGTAGTCGCTTTCAAAGTTTAAAGTAGAGTCAGAGTCGTCAGTCGCTAAACCATAATACTGATATATATTAGTATTTACATAGTCTGTTGCCAAAATTTCATCTGTAGAAAATAAATGATTGCCTTGAGCATAGTCAATATTAAATAAAACCTTTACTTTTGTTTTTACATCTTCTAATTTTGTTCTATCATATTTATAGTTAATAATATCTGATTCTTCTATTATTAAGTCTACATCATCGTCTGAATAAGTATCTTTGACTACATTCCAACCAAAAGTACCATCAGCTCGAAATCTTGGAAAAGACTTGGTTGATCTTGAAAAATCTTCTATTAATTTTTTGGAACTTATTAGTTTGCTCTGCGTAAAAGCAAAAGTCCAGTCAGGATGTAATTCTTTTATTGCATTAAATTCATCGTCATTAAACTCACCATCATACTTGCATTCTTCCTCTAATATATGCTTTACTATATCAGCAGGATTTTCTATTGGTGATATAAATATATTTTCCTTGTCAGAATTGATAGATATTTCATATTCATCTACAATTTCTCCATTTAAATTACCTAATTGTATCGTGAATGTTTCTTCAAAGTTTTCATCTTTAGTTAATCCTTGAAAGTTAAAATCTATAAAGTATACATCGTTTGAAATACTTAAACTAAATCCCCAACTTTTAATATTTACCTCTTTTTCAACATCTCCTAATGAATTATATTGCACAGCTTTTAAAGGAACTATATTAAAAGAGTAAGGCATTTCTGATGTTAAAAGAGGTGAAGCATCATTCATAGCATTCTCAATTTCATCTGATATTTCTTCTCCGCTATCAGTAGCATTGATTATTGTATTTAATAAATTTTGTACAGGACTAGCAAATTGTCCTTCATTCAATGTATATAGTATAGAGGAAGTTGAGTAAAAATTAAACTCTGACTTTCTACCCCAAACATTTGCATAAAAGTTTTTCTTTAATAAATTATCAATAGTTCCAAAAGCATATAAACGAGATTCGTAAATTCTAATTTTAACTGGTATATTAATAGGAGTATCTCGTAAATCTTCTGCGCTACCTAATTGCCTAATCTTAGGAAGTCCTAAGCAATATGAATTTGATTCAGCAGGAACTAATTGAGGATTTATACAACTAATTGGATTATTTTCTATGTCATCACTATCATAACTATTATATTCGGATTCACTTGTGGCAAATGTATGAAAATAGGTATTATCACCTGACGTAAAAGCTTGTTCATTACTACCTACTGGCGGTGCTTGTATAAAATTAGTATTAAATGGTGGTGTGCTGAATGAACCAAATTTATGTAAAAGTCTGCAAAAATCATTTTGTATAAACGATCTTACAAGAGGTTGAGGAGGAGTAAAACCAGTTTTTAATATGGCAATTCCAAATGACTGTGGTGCATTTGTTGATAATGGAAAAACTGAAATAACTGGCAAAGTTATTCTGTTCAAGTCGAATTGTGTAATACCTGCAAATTGTCCTGATGAAGTTTCTAAATTTTCTATTTTTGCTATTATTCTTGTCCAAGATGAATTGTCATTTATTTCAATCTTAACATCGGAAGGTAAGGAATCAAAATTAAATTTTAAAAAAGCAGTAGATGATAAAAGGAAATTGTCTAATACTCCATATTGAGGATTAAATATACTTATAAAATTTCCTTCAATTTGTACACAAGTATTAGGATTTCCGTCATTTATTCTATCAAAATTCAAATTTACGTCAGGAATAAGTTGTCCATCTTGAACAGTTCCACTTGTAAATTCAAAATTACCATCCACGCCAATATTTTCTATTTTTCTTTCAATTTTATTTTCTTTGCGATGAACTAAAACTCTACCTCTGTTTGCCGCAGTATCATTTAATGCTAATTCTTCTATAGTAATTTCACCATCATCATTAGGTTCTGGTTGATCGTTAAATAAATTAACAAAACAAAAACCATTATTAGTGGCTAAAGTTGTAAAGTTTATATGTCCTGCGTTTAATCCATTATCAAAATCAATTACAGTTCGTGGATATATTCCTACGTAAGTATCGTCGGATTCTACATATAAAGACGTTGATCCAATTATATTTCTTCCTACTTGTTCGTTTTCCGAAATAATTTTAGATAATTCTTTTCTATCAGCAAATACATCTCTTACAAACTCATAATTATCTAACTCTCCATCTTCATCTAAGTCATATTCACCTGTAGTTCCAAATGATGTTACACAAGGCGATCTATCAACCTTACCTATAACCATTGGAAAAGGTTTGTTTTTAAATTTAGATGTAAAATCTATTTCGCTAGTTATGCTTTCTGGTATATCTTTATGTACTTTTTGCTCTGAGGCATCTTCTACATTTAAAGTGAGAGTGGTGTCAGTTTGAGATATTCTTCTTACTGTACCTCTATAAACCAACATAGCTCGTGTAAGGTCGTTTATGTTTTGTGTTTTAAAAAAAATTTGCACATCACCATTTATTAAATCTGTATAACTATCGCTTAAACGTCTACCTAAATACTTAGCATTAGAAAGTGTAATAGTAACAGATGATGTTTTGTATTTACGAGTTTCAACATCTACCGACTCTTTTATAGAAGATACATTTAACAGTAATGGATCAAAACTTAATTCTTGTAAATTAAAATTATAAGTAGAAAAGTAATTAACTATGTCGCTGTTTGTTATAATTACTAAAGGCACTACATTGTAAGTATTACTACCTGTAGCTAGGTTAAATTTTTCGTTATTTATCATGACATTCCAAAGTTAGAGCCTTTACGTACTGCTTCTTTTATTCTCTCTGCAAGTTCTCCTTCTACAAAATCCTGCGACATCACGTTGCCTGATACATTAACAGTAACACCTGCCGAGCCAGTTTGATTAATTCTATTCATAGTTTCTATACCTACAGACTCAACTGCATTTCTACTCATAACAAACTCGCCATTTTGAGCAAGAATAGGTACATTATCCTCGCCTTTAACAACTCCACCTGTAGCAAACTTTTGAACCTTGTTGTCTTTTATTAAGCCACCTGTATGAGCAGTATTTAAACCTAATGCAAATGCAAAAGGATTAACACCTTTTAACCCTGCTGTAGCTGCAGCTGTAGGGAAAATAGCAGTTAGCAAAGCAAACACACCTGCCTTAGCCAATATTTGTGCTGCAATTCTTTTTAACGCTTTTTCTATTTGTCTACCCATATGATCACCATTTAAAGCTGCGTTTGCCAATGCACTTGACATGGAATTTATAGAGTTTGTCAATAATTTTGTTGCTATTGTTTCCTCATTTAACTTTGTTTTTGTTTTGCCTGTACTTTCTTCCATTTTTATTAAGAGTTCATTTAATATTGCAATTTTATTTACAAGTTTAAAAATTTCTCCATCCAAATCAAATGTGACATTGTTTAGTCCTGTACTAGATTCTATATTTTCTGCTAAAGCATCTGTACTTTCCTTAACAGATGTTCTAAATAATTTAAATGTTGTGCTACCTTCTGTAAATACATCTATAAGCTCAGGTGTTTCAGTAACAACTCCAACAATTTGTAATCCTAAATTATTAACATTTTCAGCATTTTCATCAATAACAATAGCACTTTCCTTCATGGTATCACTTTGTTTTTTTTGCGACTCCCTAACCTGTTCCAACCTAGCTTGTAAAAGCTTTAATTCATTATTAATATCTTTAACACTTTTTTCTTCAGATTCTCTTTTAAAAACTTCAAAAGGATCAAAAGCTCCTGCACCTTGAAGAGCAACTTGTACATTTTTAAATAATTCCTGAGATGATTCTGCCGCACTTGCAAGTTTTCTTGCTAAACTAGCTACTAATGGTTCTAATAATTCACCTATTGTTTTAGATGTATTTTCAAAAGCAGTATTAGCAATTTGAAAATTATCTGATGCCGTTAATGTTTCTTTTCCCAATCCCTTTACTTTATCTCTAGCAGATTCCATAGTTGCATTTAAAAATGCTTGTTTTTTCTCTTGATCTGTTAGTTTGTCTGTGCTTTTGCCTAATTCTTTTGCATAAGTTTTATATGCTTGTTCAGTATCTACTATAATACCAATATTATCTAACATTAATCTTGATTGACGACCTATACCAGTTATTAAAGATTCAACAGAGCTAGTAGTATCTCTTCCCAATGCTCTACCTAATCTTTGTGCAACGTCAAACATTTCAGCCATTTCATCCGCATTTTTAGTTATTCCTAAAATCATAGCATTGTTTGATTGTTGAAAAATGTCAAATTCGCTCATGGTGTTATTAGTGGCTTTT